CTTCTTTAAGGTCACCATCTGTGACCGCTGATCGGTTTTCATAGAGATGGGCAGCAAAGAACAACATCCCAGATTTCAGCAATTTAGGCACCATGCTAGGGGTGGTGTAGCCAGTGGTGTAACTGACTTGCACAGCATTAACTACTTCTGCGGTTGCTGGCCATGATTGACCAAAGGCAGGTGTGATTCTTGCAGGGTTAGACACTAGGTCTTCTATCCAGTCAGCCATTGAATCTAGATCATTTTCTGAGTCTGAGTAGCTAATATCTTCTACAGATTGGACTGGTCCTCTTGGAAGATAAACTATGTCATCGAAAGAATCCAAAGCCAGTAGGAGTTCTTGACTGGCTATGGATATTTCGCACTGCGATTCAAAGTACATCCTTGCACTGGTTATGCAGCTAGATAAAAGCGCATCATCATAATTGCCATCAACTCTTAGATGGTTTTTTACCTCTTGCAGTGTCAGAGGTTCGGTTGTCGGTGGTGTCACTACCTGAATTCTGCCCTTGATTTCCATGATCTCTTACCTCAGGTATGACTTTGGAACTGGCCTTTTCTTTAGCTGCTGGTGTGGCAGGAGTGGCATAACCAATCCTGCACCATTCAGCACCTACATCGTCAGGCACATCTATGATTAGGCCAGCGTTGGTGTCTTCCCAAGCACTGGCCACACTGATTATCATTTTTATTTTCATTAGCTTGCTGCCATTAATAGGGACCAGATTGGGTTGTAGGTGGTAGTGTTCCCAGTAAGGACACAACCATCAAACCTACTGAACGCTACCCAGCCGATTTGAGCAAGTGCTGCATAGGTTTCATTTTGGCGAACCAAAGTGAGACCACCAGAACCTACTACAGTTCGGACCGTATAAGCTGACAAGTCACCAAAGATGATAGGCTTGGTTCCAGCAGCAGCAGATGCCATGTTGTTGTTAAGAACAACAGGATATCCAAGGATGGTAGGAAGTCGGCCAGAGGCATCAACATAATTGGAAACCAAGATAGGACGGCCAGCCGTATCTAGGATAGATGCAATCTGATTCATGGTGGTACTGTTCATCATGAATGCACATTTAGGACTGGCCCTATGTGCTGGATCAACATTACCAATTAAGGTCATGATGTTGGCCACAGTGATTGCAGTAGTACTAGCAACAGCAGTGGAAGCATTAGCACCCACTACGATCCCAGTAGGCTGGCTTGATCCAGTTCCGGTACTCATGTGAGTTTCAGTAATTCTCCCCAATCGTGTGCCTGCCACCTTTGCTACAAGGCTTTCAATGTCAATCAAAGAATCTTCAAACAATTCATAGGAAGTCAGAATCTGTTTTGAAGAATACTTATAAGCATTCAAGGTCTTGGTTGCAGTGGTGAAAGCAGTTTGGGCTGATGCACTATTTTCACCTAAGAGTTCACCAGTCACACCAGTTTCATCAAGCAATGGGAAATTAAGTGCAGATCCAGTGCTGGTACTGATAACAGTAGCAACTTGCATCACTGAGTTATAGTCTCTCAAGGCTTCTGTGAGGGTGTCATAAAAACCAGAGTTAGTGAGTGCGCCACCGATGCCAGCAGAGCCAATGCCCTGGGCAGCTCGGGTAGCTCCAAGATCAAGGGTATTGCTGTTGAGGTCTAGGCCAGTTTCATTAGCAGCAGCAGCGAATTCATTTCTGAATGCAGGTGTGCCTTTGGTAAACCAACCACGCAGAGCATTGGACTGATTGGCTTTTGCTTTGCGGTCTGACACATCAGCAACAAAGTGGGGTGCTGAAATAGGTGCAGACTTTCTTACACTGCGTTTGGCAGCTTCCAGCTTTTCTGAATTCTGTTGCATGGATGCAGAACCAGCAGCAGCATCTTCTAAGAGCATCAATCTGGAATCGATATCTGCAACAGACGCTGCAAGATTATCAAAGCTGGTTTGTTCCTCTGGGGTCAATGCCCTGGCTGCCAAAGTTTCCATCGAGTTTACTTTCTCGATGCGATCAAGCTGCAAAGCTTTGATTTCTGAAATACTCATAAGTATTATTCCTTGAAAAAGAGTTCTTCAAGGTGCCCGCTATACGCAGTGGCACCTACTGGAATGCTCCAGCGGCCACCTTGCGTAAATACTGCAGGGCTAACCCCATTTTCACATGGGTTTAAAATGTGTCAAACTGTATGGAATGATAAAAAATACCGCATGCTGAATGGCTTGTTTAATAGGCTTTTGCCTTTTGATCACGAAACAGATTTCAGGATCAGATCACTTTTGGGATACCTAGACTTTTATACATTTTCTTAGCCTCTGGATTATCTTCAAAGGCCATCACCACCTGTGATGCTATAGGTTCAACATTTTCTTTCTTGGATTGAATCTGCTCTTCTTTGGATGGTCCTACATCGTTCATCAAGAGTTTATCAAACAAAACACCAGCAGCTTTGAGACTACTGGTGGTAATTTGTCTCTGACTTTCCATCCTTCCAGTGACTACATAAATCAAATGCAGTTTGGAAAGCTCATTCAACTGATCTATTTTTTTTTTACTGGTTGAGTTCCATTCACTAATAAAGTGTTGTCAATGTCTGACACTACGATTCCTGATTTAGCTCGAGCAGATAACTTCATCAGTTTAACCTGATTAAGTCGTTTTTGTATTTCTACTAACTCATCCTGTTTTTCTGCTAAGAAACTTGACAGGCTTCTTAGACCTATTTCAGTATTTAAGTAGGCTGGGTAGGTGACCGCAGACACATCATGTAAATCGACATCGAGCAGGGTTCGGATGTTCTTATCACCTTCTTTATCCCATGCATCCTTCTTGGTGATGAAAGCAAATGACATCTGGGTAACATCACCCCTACTCATCGAGACCATGAGATCCCTTGCATAGCTGGTATCAGGTGGGGTGATTTCTACTAGTAACCCTTCAGAATCCACAGAAAGATTAAGAGTGCCACTGGTGGACCTTCCTAGAATTAGATTCTGATCATGGTTAATAAGTGCGCGAACATCTGCACCCTGCGCCAATGACCTTGTGAAAGCTTTGGGATCTATCTGTTCTAAAAATCCACCCAAGTCCTGAGACCTATTAGGGCTGAACTTGGCAGCATAACCCACCAGTTTCTTCCCATCTTGCTCTACCCTAAATTCTGTGGTGAATCTTGTTTCTAGTTTAACCATGTGACTTTCTCCCAGTTAGCTTTGGTATCAATCCAGTTCAATAATTTAGCATCGGACAAAAGTTTTAGATTTCTTGGTGTGGCTGATCCAGCTAAGTCCAACCATTCAGCCTTTAATGCTTCACAGTGATCTGCAGCAGCTCGGACACCACCACCCGATTCAGGCTGAATGAATTCCATGACAGGTTCCAAGATAATCTGGACCCGCTCTTGGTGGGCTTCAAGAAACTTCTCAAGTGCTGTAATAAAATCCCCAGGCTTATTAGAAATTCTTCCAAGATGGTTGGCTTCAATCTTGCGGATTTGTTTTCTGGCAGCTTCCAACAACTTAGCAAAGCCAAAGGTATTTTGTTGGGGTGCAGGTGGTGGGGTTGGATCGGGTGCGGGTGGATTAATTTTTAAACCTGAGAAGATGGAATCCAAAATAGTCTGATCCAGAAATGGGAAGGATGCTAGGGCAATTGCCTTGGCTGATTCCATCGGGATAAGACCTTCACCAACCTTAGCCACTAGATCGACCAACGATGTGATCTGTGCGTCATTTAAAGCTGTTGCTGCCACACCTGCGGTAGGTGGTGCTATTGGTGCTGATGCTGTTGGGTCTTGTGGGCTTGTTGGAAGCTGCCCAGTCAGGGCTGCAGCATCTACTGCCACCTGTGATTGCCCAGGACCAAATGCTGGATCCATGTTTTTTGGAATCATATACCCATCAAGTCCTGATATGCTCGGAAGGTTCTCAAGTGCCCTAACATCATTACGGCTTAGCCAGCCCCAGTTCAAAGCCTGAGCATAGAAAGATGATCTGCCTGCAGTGTCACCCCTTAAAAGTGCATCTTGATTATGCTCTGCATAAAGCTGGTCAAGCGAGCTGATCAACTTGAAGTTAATTTCCTGCTCCCATCGGATTAGCCAAGGGCGCAAAGTTTCCTGAAGGAATGCTAGATTATCTTGCTCAAGGCTGCTGTAAGTTCCTGCACCAGCACCAATTTTGCTGGCTGGAATTTTGAACCATCGTGCCACTTCTTGAAGCTGGAATGATCTAGATGCTATCCACTGGGCATCATCGGGTGGGGTTCCTATGGTCTGATAGGTTACACCATTTTGCAATATCGCTACTCGATGTGCATTCTTAACAGTCGCATGCATATCCTCCCATGATTTCCTCATGTTCTGAATAGCTTCACTATTTAGTTTGCCAGGAACACTGATGACCCCAGCAGGTTTTCCACCCTGGCCAAAGAAGGTAGATCCAAATTCCTCAACGGCCATACCAAGACCAATACTATTTTTAGCCTGGGCAATTACTGAGTAGCCTTTGACCCCATCAAAGCTCAAGCCCTTGATGTGCAAAATCTCAGTGGGTAAAAAGATCACTGATCCGTATTTGTAAAACAGTTCCCCTTTTTCATCTCGCACAGGTTCAACCTGTGAAGGATCGAGTGGCCAGAGTTGTTGCACCCTGCCAGAGTTTTTATCCCTTACAATTTCTGCATAGCCATTACCCCATACCAAAGCATGACCCATGAGGGTTTCACGAAAAGTAAGTGCGCTCATTTCTGGGTTTGGCTGGTCGTGCAGGATTCGATAAAGTGGGTGGTCATTGGCCTTTGATCTTGAACCATCATGACCCCTGCGGAATACTTGCAATGGCAGACTGGCTACACCTTCAGAGATAGCCCGAACTGCTGCCCACACTGCGGAATAAGTCATCGATGATGCCTGATTAACATTCTGGCCAGTGGTAGAAATGCCTGTGTAGGTCCATGATCCAGAGTCGGTGACCAAACTATAGCCAGCTAATTTGTTGATGGTGTTTGCAAATAAAGATCGTAGGGATTTTAATGGCATGATTTACAGGAATTCAATCCCTGCTCCTGTGGTTTCAGTGTGTGTTTCAGCTCCTGCCGTAACCATCCACCTGCCTAGCCCCATGACTAAAGCTATAATCCCATCGATTTTATCACGGCTCTTCTTTTTCGACAATTTGTAGTTATTGTTATCATCAAGACTCACTGAGATGTTGCCAAGATTCCATCTCAAAACAGGGTTTCCATTGTGCGAAATCTGCTTAGCTAGTATCCATTCCTCTAGCTTTTTGGTGGGTGGTGATAGGTTGGCTGGGGTCTGCCCAAACTTGACCATAGTAAAATCATCTGACAGTTCATGAACAATCTGATCAGAGTGCCAAGGATCGTAAGCAATCTCTTGAATCTTGTAGATTTCACCAAGTGCCATGATATCCCTTTTGATCTGCCGATAGTCCACCCGATTACCAGGGGTGGCTGTTATTTTTTTAGCCTTTACCCATGGCTTGATTCTAAATCGGTTTAGTCTTTCTCTTAACTTATCAGCTTCTTCAGGTGCCCAATAAAATGGCAAGACATAGTGTGGCTCATCTTCATTTTCACTGGGGAAAAAAAGTGTAAGCGCAGTCATGTCCATAGTGGCTGAAAGATCCAGTCCAGCCCAGCATTCACGCCCAGTAAGATCTGGACTTGGTATCTGGCATTCATCCCACTTAAGTGGACTAATCCATCTAACATCGGTTTCAATCCACTGATTAAGATGGTCCCTTCTGAAAGCTGCTTCCAGTGCTGGATTATCTTTGCACTCCTGAACCTTCTGGTGAAAGTATGCTTCCTTAACTGTAATGCCATAACCAGGATTAGCTTTCTTCCAAGTTTCCTCTGAGGTCCAGTCAGCATCGAGATCAGCAGCAAAGATTTTGGCATAGAATGTTTTGTCCTTGATGGTTCCGTCTAACCATTTCATAGCGTGACTATGCATATCGTGACAGAATGATGTGCGATCACTGCCAGCAGTGGTAATCATCACACACAATGGTTGCCTTCTAGCCAGAGTTCCAGTCATTAAAGTGTCATAAAGTTCGCGCGATTTCTGAGTATGCAATTCATCAATTACAATTCCATGAGGGTTGCCACCATGCGCTGTGTGAGCATCTGCACTGATCGACTTATAAAATGATTTTGTGTCAGGGTAGATGATGGTATTTTTAAATGGTTGGAGTTTTGCTGCCAATGGTGGGCATGCCTCTACCATATTTTTAGCACTATCAAAACAAATGTGTGCTTGCTCTCTGGAAGCTGCTGCACTGTAGATCTCTGCACCTGGTTCACCCTCTATCAAAAGCCATAGAGCAATGGCTGATGCAAGGGTTGTTTTGCCAGCTTTTCTCGGCACTTCCAAATAGACCTGCCTGATAATTCTGTTTCCATGCTTATCCACTTTCCCAAACACTTCACGCAGTATTTCCTTCTGCCATTCTTGAAGGGCAAATCTCTTCCCTGCCCATTCACCCTTGTGATGTTTGAGTGCCCTTTCGATGAATGGAATGATCAATGGATCAGCAGGTTTTTTCTTTGGTTTCTTAATCGCCATTGGCACCAATATCCACACCACAAAGATCCTTGATCCAATTCCCCTGGGTAACCACAGGATCACTGACCATCTTGGATCTGGCCATGGGTGATAGCCCCAAAGATTTTCCAAGGGTGGAAAGTCGCGCTGAAAGACTGGTTAGCTGATCTACTGCTGGATCTGATTTCTTTGGTCGGCCTTCCTCCTGGATGAATCCACCAGAATTATTTATCTGTTGCTGGCACCTAACTACTTGGGAATACATCGCACAGTAAACAGCAATCGCATCAGCATCAACTGATGAAAGAATAGCCATTGGCTTTAGACCTGTCAGAAGTTCATGCCACTTTTTCTGACCAGTTGCATCCAACCAGTCTGGCATTCTTGGATCGTTCACATCCCATTCAACAGGACTTGGGTTTACTGTCGATGGTCTTGGGTTTGGATTAAGAGACAATAGTTGTCTCTTATTAGGTTTTCTACCTCTAGTCACTTTATCACCTCATTTTGCCCTAAAAAATCATGCAAAAATCCTGAAATTTGCGAGAAGGTACTCCCGAGCCTATTTTGGACTTTTTGACCCCCCCATAGGTAGTGGCACTTTTGCCCAAAAAATTTGCATTTGTCAGGTAATTTTTTCATTTCTTTTTTCCCCATGTTTCATGCCATGTTTTGCTGTTGTGGCAGGAAATACACAAAGGTTGCAGGTTTGTCTTGTGGTTTGTGCCACCTTGTTTTAATGGTTGGATATGATCCACACAGGTGGCTGGGCCTTGGCATCCTCTGCATAGTGGTTCTTCTCTGAGGATCGCTAGCCTGATCTTCTCCCATGCTCGACCATAGCCTCTGCGGTGTGGGCTTGGCCTATCTGTTCGCCTACCCTGTGCTGGTCTTGGATTGTGTTTCTTGTGATCGTGATCTGATGGCATCATGCACCTGCTATCGTGAGGTGGCATTCTGCAGGTCTACCATCGCCTTTGGCATAGGTGACTAGCAATCGGGTAATGTGCTGGCAATTGTCTTCTTGAATAATTCCTATGTGCTGCAACAGATCCAGTACAGGTTTCCAGCAGTTATCTAAATCGCGATCTTTGCGCCAGCCTGACCCACCAATAATGGTCATGGTTATGGCATAGGGTGGATTGATTACCTTGCCCTTCTTGGTGAGCATTGCCATTAACTCTGCAGCTTTTCGCCAGTCTGTATATTTCTTGGATCGGTAAACCTGACCCCTGCGGGATGCCCGAAAGATGTGATTTGCGCTCGGTGGTATGGGAAGCTCTAGCCTCATGCCCCCATTTTTGCCGATAATGTGTTAGATACAAAATCTCAAGGACTGGATTTACACCTAGCCAGCTTAGCCTTGGCAGTCTTTAGCTGAAACTTTAGCAGCCTTCTCTCATGCCTTAGCTGTGCAATCATGGCTTTCTGTTTACCTAATAAGACCATCATCTGAGTGGCAGTGCGGGCTTCAGATCCGCAGTAACCACACACACCATACCTAAGAAGTCTGATCCTTAAACAACTTCTGCAAGTTCCTGCTGTGATAACTATTCTCCTACCATTTTAAAGTTTCGGGTGGGGTTAAAAACTCTTGCTCAATGGTAATCCGGTGCAGCCCTTCATGCCACCAATGGTGCTTTAGTCGGTCAATAACTTCCCCATGAATGCTGCCGATGATGTCTACTGATATAGTCTCAGGCTTGCTCGGGTGTTCACTTTGAACCACACACAGAACATACCTGACCTTGGTATCTAATTTATGAGGTGTGATAATTAGCCAGGGGATTGGGTCAGTGATAAGATCGCGAGTCTTGACATCCAGCCCTGGCATATCGGTGCCACCATCGGTCAAAGATTGGGATTCATGAAGGTTGGCTTGTTGCTCCCAGAATCCTGAGAGGTCACCATATAGCCATTCCCACAGAGCTGCTTCACCTGCTAGACCACAGAACTGGTTATAGGTTCTAGCTTGTTCCTCACTGATGTTAAACTTAGTCATCCTTTGGATATGGATAGGCCAGTTATTTTTCTTGAACCATAACGATTTAGCCTGACCAATTTGCCAAAGTAAATTTGTTGTGTGTGGACCAAAATCAATTCGCATGGATTCCTTTTCCGGTTGCGGGATCCATCCCTATCAGATCTCAGCCATAAGTCCTAACAGATGCATCTACAATCATTCTTGGTGGTTCTTCCTCTGGTGCTTGAAATCGTTTGACGATCCTGTCTAAGATTTCATTCAGTTCTTTGCTCGCATTGGGTGTCAGGTCATTGATGGTTTTAGCCAGGTTGCGCTCGGACTCTTCAGCTTGCGCCATGTGTCTCATCCAGTTGGGGTTCCTTAGTTCGTAAAGTTCCAAGGTCATTACTGATTTTTTTCCCTCACCAGATGCAGTGGTCTTGAATGGCAGAGAGTTGATGCAGATGCAGCTAACCCAGCTTTTAATCTTAGATGTCCAGATCCCATCTTTCACATGCGATAGGAATGGCACCAACACTAAACCAGTTCCCCTGCACATCGAGCAGTCAGCCACCTCAGGTTTAACAGTCCTGCGGTAATTATCCCTGCGGATCCTTAAAGCCTTTTCAAGTTCGTAAATCGTTTCCTCCCGCTTAAATATTTTGACCCCAGTCAAATCCTTGGAAGCTGCCAAAAGTTCCTCAGGTCCATAACCTTCACCTGCAAAGTAGGTTGACCAGGCTAAAAGCATCTTCAGTTCTCGTTCCTGATCCCAGCCGTAAAAGGTGGAGTGAAACTGAATCCAATCAGGCCAATCGAAATAAGGTTGGTTTGCATCGATGATCATATTCATGGTTGAATCCTTTAAAATCAGTCTGTACAAAAACAAGAAACGGTATCATCAAAATCTGTAAATAATGGCAATTGCATTTTGGACTGCTTAACTATGCTTTCATAGCTTGGCCGATCTTTCCTGAAAGTATGGTTCTTTGCAGTTGCTGAACCAATGATCTTGGCCTCTTGAGCTATCCACCAATCCAAAGCTGCTGGGTCTTACTTGGCTACAAGGTCAAGTCTATATCTAGATTTCAGGAAACACCCTTGGCAGTTGCCATGATGCATCTGAAGGCTTAAATCAAATGACTGCTTGTTCCAGAATGAAAAGATTTCTGGCAGTGTGTTCTTAGCTTCAAAGATTGGAAAGATTGCAGGGTTGCGCCTAGAGTTTGATTTAACATTAGCCACCCTTCTTGGTTCGTCATACCTAAGGCCAATAGCTTGGTTGCACTTTTTAAACTCTGCTCCAAGGGTTTTCACATACCTGTCCAAAAGTCTTATCTTCAGCTCCACTGTACAAAACCTAGCAACTGGGTTGGGTAGGTATTGTCTCTCATCAATCAGAATTCCAAAGGGTTCACCATTTCTGGAAGCTGTTTCAAAGGTAACTACTTTGTATCTTTCATCATGTATTTTTCCTTGATATTCAATCCAAGTAATTTTAATGCCCCAGTTAGCTTCACAAGCTTTGATAAATTCGTAAGTTTTTTCATGTTCTAATCCTGTGTTGCAGAAAACTACTTTTATCCCATCTGGAAGTTTGCCATCATAAGCCTCAATAATTTTTGCGAGCATGTACCCAGAAGTTCTACCACCTGAAAAACTAATGATGGCAGGGTATTCAATTCTGTAAGGGTTCATGGTTGAATCCTTTGTGGTAATTGAAATCCCCTGGGCATTGCTGCTAAGGCTTCTTGAAGATTGGGTTTGGGTTTGCCATTGGTTTGAAAGCTTCTTGGTTGGGCTGGCCTATCTGTTTGGTTTGCCATCCATCTGGATAGGAATGCTGGCATTCCCTTTGCCGTCTTTCTCTTAGCTGGGGTTGTCTCTGACCAAAGCTTGGCCTTCTTAATCCAATCCAAAATAGGGGCATCTGGATAGGCTTCTTGGATCTGATTAAAAAGCTTTTGAGTTAGTGACCATGTTTTGGGATTTCCTACACATGGAAAAATCATTTCAGGTTGGTAAAGTTCTGGGGTGGTTGGCTCAGAGATGGGAACCAGCTCAGAGCAGGTGTCTGCCTCTCCTCTACTCTCTCTCTCCTCTGTCTCTTCTCTCCTCTCCTCTTCTCTCTCTCTAGGCACTGTTTTGCGTACATTTGCTTGCATGTTGCTAGCATCTGCTTGCATGTTGCTAGCATCGACCTCAACAATTTTAAATAACCCCTTATCCAGTAAAGACTTAATGCCTTTAGAACATTCTGCATCAGACACCCTCAGCACCACTGCTATGTCTTCAATGTTGTAGGGTATGTGTCCATCTGTATAGGCACTGGCTAAAATCCACAACATGGGGCAAAGTGATCTCCCAAAGACATCAAGGCGCAGAAATGCAGGGTCCATTAGGCACCCTCTGTGCAGTTTTATCCAGGGTGGATTCCTGTTCTTGTAGTGTTGAAAGTTGGACCAGTTTTTAGGTACTAGGAATTTCATTTTTCTCTCTTTAATTATGGGTGGGGTAATTCCCCCACCCTGTGTTTAAAACCCCATTGCAAATGTTAAACCCCAGCATCAACAACAAGTCTTAGCTGGCATCATTTGCAATGGGATTGCTCCTTTAAACTGTTAGCGATCGCCAGATAAGCTGCAGCATCTTCCAAACTGTCCTGATGATGCCCTTTAGAAAGTCGCGCAATCTTCAGTAATGACATCATGATGGCAACATCGTAGGGAGTGGTTTTGCAATCGGTGTAGGTCTGCCAGTACAGTGCGATTTTAGCCAGGCTAATTGCTGGGGGTTCATACTCAGCAGCTCGCTCTCTTATTAGGTCATAGCACCTCTCAAAGAATGCGCTGATGTTTTCATGTTCATCTGGTGGAAGATGTGGGATGGATTGGTTAGTCATTGTTTAGGCCTTTTAGTTTTTAGCATCTGACGATTGGTTCGATACTTTGCCTCAATCCATCTCTGAACATAGGCATCTATGTGTGCTGATACTTCTTGAAGAAGCAATCGCCTAGAAGAATACCTGATATCCAGATAGGTTTCTAAGGCTCTCTTGATCACCTTCATCTGTCGTTCTTTTAAAATGTCTGGTTCATCTTCCATCTGGTGCTGGATGTTTTGTTTGATCGCTGAGCCATCACCCTTCATGAAGGGAAAGAAGGTTTGCTGGTCTTTCATTGGGAATCACTCCCATCAAAATCAAACCATTCTCCAGCTAGCAAATATTTTTTGCAGGCAAGTATAAAGTCAGTTTCGTATTTTTCAGCATATAGCTTATTCCTTGCTGCAAATGATTTAATAAATTTAAAACTCGCAAAAGGAATACTATTTTTATGAGAGCTAAACCTTTGAATAATGTTTTGTGAAATTCCAACTTTATAAAGTGTTTTTCCTAATATATTTACTTCCAACAAATATACATAACATTTTTTACAACTTTCAGATTCATCTTCTGGTGGTGGTTGCCAATTATTATTTTCAACACATTGAATCCAAGTATTTTCTAAAGTTCCTTGCCACTCATAAAAAGGTTTTAAAAAGCCTTCTTTTTCCATAAGCAAGGCATGACTGCTTTTGTCACTCATACAACCATTCTCCTTCACCTAACAAACTTTGTTTTATTCAGTCGTGTGGATATTTACGCTTTTGTTGGATAAGGATTAGATTGTTTAAAGGGCTGATTATTTCCTTGAGATTTTATCCAGCCCACAAATTGCCAAGGAAATTCAACATGATTAAATGGGTCATGCTCATCATCTGGGCGTGTAAAACTGTTAGTTGGGCCACTAAAGCTAGTTAATCTTGTTTCATTACCATTGCCTACGACAGCAAATACAGCCACTTCTAGAAACATATAGTTATCATCGATTCCAATATGCTTCCATCTAGATGACCATCCTGTTCCAGGACTAATGCTTAATATTTTCATCTATTTATTCCTTATTTTATTTGTGTGTGTTTTAAATATCAGGCTGGCTAGTTCTTGCGACAAGCAAGGTGTGTTACTAAGCCAATCTCAACTGGCACAAACCAACCTGATAAGCGCATAAATATTAATGATGCTGGTGGGTGGGTAACAGCATCCCCATCGAAACTCCACAGAAGATTAACTGTGGCCACCCCAGATGGGTTGGTCTAGAAGGGCAGGTCATCCAGTTCAGCCTGAAGTTCTGAATTAGATTCTGATAGTTCATCAAGACCAATGGCAGGGTAGCCATTAGAGGTGGTGCTTTTATGGAAACTCAGGATGTGATTGGTCAAAGTTTCACCTGCCTTGATTAACTCATTTTCATAAGGCTTATTAAACTTTGGCCCCCATGCATTAACATCAAAGCCAATTCTGCCAAGGCTGGTTAGCAGTCGTCTAAAGTCTGCATCAGTCTTTAGCCAATAAGTTATCTGAGTTTCAACCCCTGCCAACATTACTTTGATCTGGTAAGTCTGTTTTTTCTCACCAGTTTCCTTAACAGTTATCTCTACAAAACCAGCAAAAGAAATCTTGCCAGAATATTTGCCGTCAGCCAGATCATTAGCCTTGGCAAACTTTGATTGCTGTTTCAGATCTTGCTGCACATTCATAAAATCCATTAGTCAATCTCCTATTTGATTCTTAAGGAAGTTCCGCGCTGTAGTAATTTGACACCATCAATTTCAGTTCCCATTTCCAAAGCTTTCCTGATGCTGGCGTTATCTGCTTCAATGGTGATCTTTTGGAATTGAACTGGTAACTGATCTGCTGGCAAGTCCACCTGAAGTGGTTGGACCCCACCATTATTGGCAATTGAAACCTTGAAGGTTTTGCATTCAAGCTTTTGAATTGATTGAGTTTCAAAAAAGAATTTCAATCTTTCCTTCAAGCTCTTCACTAGATTTTCATTAGTGGTTGCAAGGGCTTTAATGCGCTTAGATTCTAAAAGCCTAATAGCTGCCCTGGCCTCTATCTCCCTAATCAGCCAGCAGTAGTTTTCCACCTTGGATTCAATGGATCCTTCAAGCTCTTTCAACAGATCATCAATGGTGGTATCAATTTCCCCTGTCAACTCCCCTGCATCATCCGTCTTAGCTTCTGTTTCAAGCCAAAACTTCATAATGGCTGAACTTGCGCTTAAATCAAATAGGCTCATGATCGGCCTCCCATCTTTTTAGCTATCAGCTTTTCAGCATCGATTCTTTGAGCTTCAACCAATTCATCAACTGAATTAACTTTGTAGTGTTTCAGCATTCCCTTCATGGTGCCAGGGAAAGCATGCTCAACAGCCCTGCAAGCATCTTGAAAAGTTTCCATGGGCTTCTGCTCATCCACTACCACTGGTGCTGCCAGAGCTGGTAAAGCAATCCTAGTTTGTAGCTGTAACTGGGGTTCCACTTCAGTTTCATCCAACCAACCAAGACCGCAGATGCTAAGGGTAACCCTGCGCTTAGCTTTAGTTTCAGCACACATAATCTTGTTAGATCTGGCTTCACCCTGCAAACCCTTCAAACTTACCACCCCACAGGATTCATCATTCCTTCCAGTCATGTCCTCTGCTCGAGCTGTTACTGTGTAGATGTCTTCAACCAGTTCCCTAGATAGGATCTGAATAGATACCCCATGAAGTTTCCTAAGCTGATCACTGCAAGCTCTAGTGGCATACAACTTCAACTTCCCACCCAAAGGGATAAACTCAAAGGGTTGGGTGTGTGGATTCAGGCCAAGACTTTCACAGACCCGCATATAGTAGGCACTGCGTTGGTCTTCACTAAGGGTAGATAGATCGCCCTGGATAAGGACCGCATCTGTTTTTACTGCCTCTAGCTCAACAGGCTTAAGGCTATTTTTTGTCTTCAAAATTGTTGTCATCTAACATTTCCTTCCGAAAGATTTTAAAGTTTCTAGGACCATCAAAACCTAATTGATAGGATCCATCCACTGCTCGCTTAAGGGTGACCACCAGAATCTTGTTCGGGTCTGATTCATCCCAGATTAATACCGATTCATTAAACTTTCTTTCTAGTATCAGCATCCTTGCTACTCCTTGTCTGTGGGTTCATCATGTAAGACCGCCATGTATTCTGCGAGAACTTCTAGGTGTCGTTTCACTCTCCCTTCAATGTGCTTCTGCTGTCGTTTGGTATTCTCAGGGTGTAACTGGCTAGAGAAGTCCAGAACCTTGGACATCTGATCCAGTAATAAATTTGCCATCTGTTTGGTCATCCGTGCCATGTGTTCCTCCTATAAACTTATCCTATCCGAAATGTTTACAGTTGTCTGTCTGACACCTGCCTGACATCTGCCGTCAGAAGTCTGACATGGCTATTTGTTTATTTTGTAACCACCCTTAGCTCTGATTAGGATCATGCGCTCGACCATGTTGGACAGGCATGCTCGGAAGGAAGAACTGTTTTCAAGCTGCATTAGATTTGCGATCTGCTGGGCTGATATGATTTCTTTTTTAACAGACCTAATCACTAGCAGTTCAAGTTCGGTAAAAAACCGCCAGTGGGAAGGTCGTTTTTTCTTTTTGGAAGGTAGGGCATCCTGCCCTGATTGTTCATCCTGAACTAGCTTAAACTGTTTCGCATCGTCTTGATTATTCATGGTTAGAATCCTTTCTAATGAGTTTTGTCTGAAGTGTTAGTTTTGAATCTCATGGTTAAGGCCACCAATAAAATCACCACTGGGAATGGGAGTCCCTGCGTAGTGAGAAGTCATCCGCTGATCAGTATGACCCAGTAATATTCGTGCAGCTTCTAGACCATGCAATGTCTGCATGTGTCTTGCTCGACCAGATCGAATACCTCTGATAGTCCATTCAGGTGGGTGCTTTAGAATTCCATTCTTAATTAATTGTAGTGTACATTTTTTCACTACTCGCTGGTAGGTTAGCCTTGTTAAAAATCCCTCAATATTTTTTTTACTGGGAAATAGGAATCCTTTTGGGTCTGGTTCGATCTGCTGAACAATCCTAATAGCATCAGCCCCAAGGTATAGCTGGCGATCCTGACCCCTCCAAGCACCCTTATGGTCAGGTAAAGTCCAGATCCAGAGGTCAGGCTTAACTTTGGAAAAGTTGTTGGAATTGATCTGCACTATCTCGCATGGCCTAGCAGCTGTCAGCCAGTGCAGTTGGATCAGGTTAGAAAGATATGTAGGTAAATGTGGTAGAAGCTCTGCGATTTGTAACCATGTGACAGATTTAGTCCTGACTGGTGGTCTACCCTGCCTTGGGTTTGGCATCCACATAGACTTGCAAGCTAGGTAGGTTGCTTGTGAAACCTTGCCCTGCTCCCAGCAAAAACCTACCCACCTGATAATCCGGTGCAGGTATTCCCTGATGGTCTTCCTAGCTAAACCCTGAGCAATCATGTGATCTCGGAACTTTCTGAGATGACTGACAGCTAATTTCTTGGGATCGGGTAAACTGATACACTCAAGGAACTTAGCCTGAGCGCATCTGTGGGTGGTTAACTCGGTTGAGTTTTGGAGATAGGTCTGGAGATAGTCCAGAAAATTCCGAAATGAAATGGTGACTAAGCTTTTCATAGGGTTCCATCCTAGTAAGGGAAAAAGTATCCTTATCTAGAACAGAACCGCCATGTGAGTCGGGGAGACAGGATTCGAACCTGCGACTTCTTGGTCCCAAACCAAGCGACTTTGTACTAGATATGTCAGAAGTCTAGTGGATCATCCTCATCGATGTCAAGGGAAATTCTTCTAGGTGCCCAATTATTTGATAACACTCCTTTTCTTTTCTTCATGCTTCCATCTGATTTAAAGTAGCAGTCAGGTGTTACCACCGCATCATCTGGATGATGAATTTCCCTAAGATCCTCTAGCCTCTGCGCCATCACTGCCATCTTTTCTTCTGACCCTGGTAGAAATTCTGTGGGGTGATCTGGTAACCCAATAGGCTCCATAAATGCGTTGGTATTTCTTTCCACTCGGTGGCGAGTTTCTATTTTTAATGGGTCAGATTCTGGCCTTTGATAACAGGCTAGGCAGAGGTTTCTAGATTTGTGTGGTTTCGTTTGTCCGCATAATAAACATTCAATCAGCCGGACTGTAGGCATAGAGGATCCTAGTGCGGATCCATCCTAAGGTCTGGTTTCAATCTTCTTATAATACTTGACACAGTCCATCCTAACATCTTTATTATGACTCTTCCAGCTCAGCAGATGGCCATGAACAAAGTGACAGCGACCACTACCCATGCAGAGGGTAATCATATTTTCAAAAGATAGTTCTAGGGATCTGTCTTGGTGGTATGGAATGACATGGTGAACCTCTAGCTTATCACTGCTACCACATGCAGCGCAAAATGGATTTACTTTAAGATATTGTGTGCGGACCCCAGGCCATTTAGATGACCTAGGGATTCCGAAACAAAGTCTAGCTGCCTGCTTAGAGTACAGCACTGACGATCAGCTTGATCAGGACTTTTAAAACAATTGACCAGGGGATGATGCCAAACTGAACAGGGTCACCATTTTGGGGTACTGAGTAGAATCCTTGGATGCGTTCTAACAAAGCTACCACCTCATCATCCGAGATGGGGTAGTCTTGCACAGGTTCAGCCTCTGCGCTTTTCACTGGAACTTGAGTAGCAGCGTAACCTGCCAAATTCCAAGCTGCGTTGAGAGCTGTCTGCAAGGGAATAGGTTTTCCCCTGAGTCTATCTATTAATATTCCTACACCTTCAATAGGTAGGTCTTGTGGGAATGGTAGTAACATTATTTCTTCTCCTGTGATTCCAGAGAATCTGAAATCTTTTGTGTAAGGTTAATGATTTGACTGCTTTGATCGTGCTGGGTTTCTACGATCCTACTGATCCCAGCTTCTAACCTGTCTAGGAATACTAGGTGCCGTTGATGGATTGGCATTAGGATGTTGTTTCCTAACCATCTAGCAGAGTTGTGCAGGCCATAACCAATTGCTATAAGGGCCACACATGGTAGCCCTAATCGATCAATGATAGTTAGCCAGTCAAAACTATACACAGCGACCACCCCTTTTAAATTTGCCTTTGATTCTTAATCGGTCTCGGGTGATTTTCTTTACTGGTCCGGTGTAAACTGCTGCACCAGATACACAAGATTTAGAATAGCGTTTGCATTCTTCACAGGAAGAATCTACTGGGGTCATCGCCAAAACTGCTGCTAAAATAAATGACATATTCACTCCTATTAAATTAACCAATCGAGTTTCTGTACTGGGAAACCCTCAAAATTAGATAGGGAAAACACTTCCCCATCCTTGCAAATCCAATCCATGTCCTTAGCCTGAATCCAAAAACCACCTTCTGGTTCATGGTAATGCCCTGGGCTTTTCCCATGGCAGACACCCCATGAATTCTGAATCCAGAAAATATCTTTAAGCTCGGGATGATCGACCCATGCTAAGACACACATCTGATGACCCCACTGGGTCACCCTTCTATTTAAGATGACTGCCGGATTTCCTGTGATGGGTGGGTTCATTTCCCCACCCCAGTTGCTGGCACAGGTTAAGGGGTATCCATTGATGAGGGCAGCCTTGGCTTCCTGCCATGATTTGATTCTGGCTGATGTTTGCAGGGTGTATTTTTTAGACTGCAATAGGAATGCAGGTTTGATAGCTGCACCATCTGACCACTGCATTTCAGCGGCTTCCCCCCATGTCCATGCACCATCCACTAGTTTGGGTTTGGGAACAGAAGGATCATCGGATGGCAGGGTGCCAAATTTCATGAGTGCTTCTATTGCTGCACTGCCGAAACTGCCCTCACCCTTACCAGACATCCCAGCAAGTTCGCGCGATTTCCCATAGGGCAATAACCAGAATGGACAGACTGGATTTTCAAGCTGACCTAGTTGGTTTACTTCAATCGATTCAAGGCACCAGAGGGCCATTCCTAAGCCATTACCTACACAACTTCCTGTCATCTGGTAGAAGGGTTTATGATCATGAATGAAGCGATAGAGAAGGGCTGAGGTGGGTTCTTTGTATTTGCCCCTGATCTTAAAGGGTTCCCATCGAGATTGAATTTGGTTATCCAGTTCTATCTGTTCTGATGTGCGGTCACTGGGTGGAATCCATCCTAGATTGGTTGGTCCGGTCATTTAGTTATTCGTTCCAATGCCTTAGATATTTCCAGAAATTTCCCAGATATCATCTTTTTTATTTTTTCATCCAGTTTTGCATCTGGATCAGTCGGGAAATTTACTAACTCTGATTGTATCCTCACTCTTATTTCTCGCAAATCTGAAGGGCTAAGCACCCTTGCTACTGCCTCTTTGCATAGGGCTAATAACTCTCCTGCGGTCTGGACTTCCTCACCCTTGACAGTGGTTGCAAAGCTGGCATAAAGGCTGGATAGTTTGGTTACTTTAGATTGTTTATCATCCTCTGAAAGTGACACATAAAGTGACTTTAGTTCTTTGGTTAATTTGCTGGTGGTCTCATCGGGTGCTGGGGTGGGTTCGGGTGGATCACCGATGATCACTGTGGTGATGACTGGCTTAGATGCTAAATCCCCTTTGGCAGCATAGGCTAGGACTCTGTATTTGCCAGGACTATTCGCGCTGACTACTGCGGTGGTGGTATCTCTGAGCAGCTCCACTGGGAAAAGATTAATCCCAACATCAAGGACCACCCATTGAACGGACTTGCAATCGGTGACTGATGGGATGCTGATGAACTGCCCTGGCTGACCATGGATTTCTTGAGGCAGGGTAACCTGCTGGCCAACTACTAAAAAAAAAGAAATTAGTATTATGTTCATGTTTTACCCCTGCGCCTTGAGTAGTTTTCTGATCGCTTTTATTTCTGCTTTGGTCAGGAAGTTATCTACTTGCTCTGCGTCACGCTCTGCTCTCTCGGCTTTGCGTTTCGCTTTTTCCTCTGGCGAAATATCTTTGACCTTGGTTTTCACCTTCCATTTACCAGCCACCTTTTTCGGTGGTTCAACTTCTGTGTCTTGCGTTAGGTAGTCGGTGGCCGGTGTGTCCTCAATTTCAACTAGGACATAGGTGCTGCCTTCCACATCGCCACCCTGCCAGCCATCGCCAAAGCTGGTTTGTGGATGGTTCTGCTGTGGATAGGATGGAAACTCTAGGATCGTGTCACCGTTTATTTTTGCGTATTGCATGGGTTGTTAGCTCCGAGTGAAGATTGAGACTGTGCCAGAAGATTGGTAATTCGTTGCGTAAACATTTTTACCATCAGCAGAAATACAGATTCCATAAGGACTCGTGCCAGTGGCAATGGTGGTGCTTCCAGATAAGGCACCACTAGAAGTATTCCGAGAAAATATTGAGACCGTGTTTCCATTGCTATTAGTTACATAGACGCTTGCACCATCCGCAGAGATGCATACATTTCTAGGGTAAGCTCCTGTGGCAATCGTACTGGTTCCAGAGAGTGCCCCTGTACTGGTGTTTCGTGTAAATATTGATAAAGTAGAGGTGTCGTTATTAACTGCATAGACACTAGCCCCATCAGCAGAAATACAAATTCCACTAGGATTTGTTCCTGTGGCAATCGTACTGGTTCCAGAGAGTGCGCCTGTGCTTGTGTTTCGTGTAAATATTGAGACAGTGGCAGAACTATAGTTAGTTACATAGACACTAGCCCCATCAGCAGAAATGCAGATAGCTCTTGGGCTAGACCCAGTGGCAATGGTACTCGTCCCAGATAATGCACCTGTGCTGGTGTTTCGTGTAAATATTGATACCGATGTGCCGTAAGCATTTGGAGCATAGACATTTTTTCCATCGGCTGAGATGCACACATCATTAGGGCCAGACCCTGTCGCTATCGTGCTGCTTCCAGAAAGTGCGCCTGTGCTTGTGTTTCGTGTAAATATGGATAAGGTGTTAGGCGAGTTATTCGCCACATAAACGCTTGCACCATCGGCAGAAATACAAATTCCGTCAGGATTCGTACCTGTTGCAATTGTACTCGTCCCAGATAATGCCCCTGTGCTGGTGTTGCGTGTAAATATTGAAGTAGTATTGCCAATGTAGTTTGCTGTATAAACGCTTGCACCATCCGCAGAAATACAAATAGCTATAGGGTAAGCTCCACTAGCGATAGTGCTAGTGCCAGATAATGCGCCACCCGCAGCCCTACTCACACCCATGATTTTTCTATTAATTGGCATTAGAAGTTTTGGCCTCCTACCATAGCAAACCAAGTTGTACCGCCATCCCAAGTGGTCAACACAAAGATGTCCACTTTGTTATTGGTACTTGTCAAAGTTGGTGCCGTACCGCCACTCCACTTTACTGCTGCTGGCCATGTGACAGCCCTAGCGGTTCCATCAGCGGTAAAAGCTAAAGTAAGTCCGTATGCGGTTCCGGTAGTCGGAATGTTGGAAAAAGTTATGCTCGTAATCGCTGCATTGAGCGAAACATGAAACACATTTCCAGAGGCACAATTTAAAGCTAACACACCAGAGGCAATTGCTGGTGCGGTCTTGACTTCATTTAATCCGGTGATGGTTGGGGTGGTAAGTGCTGGACTGGTTGCAAAAACAGCAAGCCCGCTGCCTGTTTCATCCGTGAGGCATGAGGCAAGATTTGCACTTGATGGTGTAGCCAAGAAAGTTGCAACACTTGTGCCAAGGCCAGAGACACCTGTGGAGATTGGCAAGCCAGTGCATGAAGTTAGCGTTCCGCTGGCAGGTGTGCCGAGTATAGGAGTAACTAGCGTAGGGCTAGTGGCGAAAACATTTGCCCCTGTGCCAGTTTCATCTGTCAATGCTGCTGCTAAATTTGCTGATGTTGGTGTAGCCAAAAAAGTCGCAACACTTGTACCAAGTCCAGAAACTCCTGTCGAGATTGGCAAGCCAGTGCAAGAGGTTAGCGTTCCAGATGTTGGTGTGCCAAGTATAGGAGTGACGAGCGTAGGTGAAGTCAGCGAAAGCGTATCACCGCTTTGCAGTTCCTGCACTGTGGTCGTGTTCACTACTAGTGGATATCGTGCTGCCATGATGTTTCCTTAACTGACAGTTACATTGACGGTGGTAACGCCACCAAATAACAAGACTGGTAATGAGCCATTTGAGATAGACACATTCTGCACTGAGCCACTGTAGAGAGTGACAGGTAAAACAGTGACTGATGAAGCACCTATCTGAATGATGCTGGCCGTTCCGTTATCCTTGCGTGTGTAGAGCTTGCCATCGTAGGTATTAACCCCAAGCTCACCCAATGCGAGATCACTTGTAGTTGGCACTCTTGCAGCTACTGCGCTCTGTTTTATTTTGATGGTATTAGCCATGAGTATTCCTAGAAGGTTGACCCATCAATGGTAGATGAACTAGAAAGATAGTCAGTGCCTGCACTTGCTGCGGTCAAACTGCTTCCAGACTTCTTGAAGATGGCCCCTTCTGCTGCTGCCGATAGATCCCCACCTG